AATACTGAAATGGCTGAAAAACTTTATCAAACAGCCATTGACTTTGCTGAATTAAAAGAAGATGATGTGGTTATCGATGCCTACTCAGGAATTGGAACGATAGGTTTATCAGTCGCCAAGTACGTCAAGGAAGTCTATGGTGTTGAAGTGATTCCAGAAGCGGTTGAGAATAGCAAGAAGAATGCCCAACTGAACAATATTTCAAACGCCCACTATGTCTGTGACACAGCTGAAAACGCCATGAAGACTTGGCTTAAAGATGGGATTCAACCAACCGTTATCTTGGTTGATCCTCCACGCAAGGGCTTAACCGAAAGCTTTATCAAGGCAAGCGCTCAAACAGGAGCAGACCGCATCGCCTATATCTCCTGCAATGTCGCTACTATGGCGCGTGATATCAAACTCTACAGAGAATTGGGATATGAATTGAAGAAAGTACAGCCGGTTGATTTATTTCCGCAAACGCACCACGTGGAGTGTGTAGCTTTGCTGGTAAAAGCCTAGAAACCTTGTAACGAAAGGGGTTAAGAAAAGCCTTGTAGGTAAGGCATTTTCTTGTTTAGTGGGGAAGTATCAAAGTGACCACTCATATCGTCTACTAGGTTTGATAACTTATTTGAGATGAATTCTATTTCCATAAACACTCTGGGGATGTTTTTGTTACCAAAGATAATAAGTTAATGGGAATAAATGTCCCCCCCTATTACTAGTTTAATAAAATGGAGAAGATAATGTGGACTAAACGAATACATTATTTAACAGAAGTAAATGAACTTTCGGATTATTTAAAAAAGGTAAATAATTTTACTGACTGTATCATAAGCTCTTTCAGTTTTAATAGTGACCAGCAATTTTTATATCTAACAATTGAAGAGGATAGAACCTCAAGTGATTTTACAAACTCTTCCTCACTAGTTTGGGATTTAAAGTGTGAAGGTGTTAGTGATTTCCTCATGAAAGATATGGGTGGATTATCTAAATGGTGGCTTCATGCTCTATACCTTGAAGACAATTACCTTCATTTTCATCTTTTAGATGGCTATTTTTCATTTAAGGTAACTGATTTTAAATTGGGTATTCCTTATAGCTCTAAAACTTCAATTGGGAATGATATTCAAAGATTACATATAGATTATTTACTTCAGGAATTTAAGGCTGGAAAGAATATAGACGAAACTTGCTTCTCGTTTGAAAGTGATCCTATAACAGAGTTTCGGTATATTGGTTATTCAGAAAATGATCCCTTGCCATATTGGGCGGGTCTATGTGACTTACCTGATGGTAGAAGATTTCAGACTGCTGATGAACTTTTTGAAGCAAAGATTTATGATGGTAAATCACTAAAAGAGAGGTGGGATGAAGTTACTATTTATAGTATCTATTCTTTTCCACTTGATGATTGGTTGAGTTGTTTGCCACATTCCGTTGAGATAACTGTTTATGAACCAGAAGATGATTATGCTCTGTATGTCAATGGTGTTGAACTTGAGGGTTTTATTGATGAAGATTCTATATGTAAGACATGTGGTGCTAATCAATGTTATTTGGACGATTATGATGAGTATTTTTGCCCCTATTGTAATATATGGATGTATAAAGATTATTGGGATAGAGACGAAACACATTATTTTAAAAGAAGACCCCTAGAACCAGAGTTGTTATGGAAACCATGTAAAGAATTGAATTTTTGTAATGTTCGATTCTTTCCAAATGATAAAGAATATGTGTACTATTGTCCTGATGAGTCAATAGAGAAATTTGATTGGATTGAAGTTCCTGTTGGGAACAGATCTCAACTAAAAGAAGCACAAGTTACTGAAGTTTATAAAAGACAAGCAAATAAACCGCCATTTCCTCTTGAAAAAATAAAAAAAGTAGAACGAAAACTATCTACTATAAACGAAAAAATAATAGAAACCAAAAACAGTTTAATACGTGAAGGAATTATCTGTGATTTATCAAAAGCTAAAGACGCGATAAATTCTAAACAAGCTTATGATATCCTAAAAACACCAATCGGAAACTTTTGGTTAGAACTTAATGGATCCCCCATAAAAATTTCAATTGGTTCACATTATCCAAATAATGATGATAAATACTATGTGGAGGCTTCTTATTACATAAAACCTCTCAATCCTCATTTTGAAAAGTTTAAATCATTGACAATCTGCTCAGATATTGATTTAAGGAGTGCTAGATTAATAGATAATTTAGGTGGTGAACATAAAGAGGGTTATAATTGGCAAGTAGATAATATTGATCTAGGTATTGTGGCTCATCCATATTCTTATTTAGAACAGGAAGTCTCTGAAACACCCGTTGGAGTTCCATATTATGCAGAATGGCTTGAAGAATATAAAGAACTCTATGGATTTACAGTTGCTTGGAAGTATTTTGTTTCTGATGACGATTTGTCAGTTTGGTTTAATACATAACAATTTTTATGTGTTAAAGTATCTAATAATTCAAAATATTGAATTTTTTTATTTCTAATTTTATTAAGTTAAGTCAAGTGTTAAGAATTACCTGAAACCAAAAGGATTAAGGATACTTTAAATTAAATTTTTTCACTTTTTGAGGGGAAGTATCAGAGTAACCCCTCATATTTTTTACTCGATTCGATAACTTATTTGAGATGTATTCTGTATCCATAAATACTGAGGGATGTATCAAAGTAACTACAATAGTTAAAGTACCTGAAATTATATGATTAAGTTTGGTTTGAATCATTAGGTTTATTTCTATAAGCAGCCAGTATATATTGTAATATATATTGTAATATTTCCACAATAGATTTTTTTAAAACATTGTCCACAATTTTTTTGCAATAATTTTGTATTGTCCACATTTTTTTGATATAATATAAAGTATAGTAAATTGAAAGGACTCGTCAATGAAATTATCTAGGAAGCAACATGAGTATTTAGAATCTCAAAAATATAAAGAAGACTTGGCAAACTCAGTATCAAAAATTAAGTCACGGGTTCATCAAAGTGACAATGAGGATACTATCGCTTCTATATTCGAAAATGAAGTTTACCTATTTCTTGAATCTAAAATAGGTGTTGAGGATAAACAAAAAAAAGAATTTACGCAACAAGATTTTGGATTTGAGTTTTCTGGTCGTATTGATATGATGGATGGAGGCCTACTTGTAGAATACAAAAGACCCTCTGTTCTGACATCACAAAGTAGTCAAGGTAAAGCGACCGAACAGGTCTTAGCATATTATCAGCAAATAAAGGAGAAAGATATCGATATCTCATTGATGTTGGTTACTGATGGAAAAAAAGTATCCGAGGTTGTTGAGAATATTGATGGAATTAAATCAAGCCCATTTAAAGAACTCGATGTACATTCATTTGATAGAATTATTAAAGCAATTATCGCTTCAGACTCTAAACGCCTAAATTCGTATAATATTGTTAGAGACTTTTCTCTCGACATGGGAAATAGTATCACTAAAAGAATTGCCAATAAGTTATTTTCATTTTTAAATGATTCAGATAATAATGATAGAACCGATATGATTCAAAGGGAATGGCAAGAATTATTTCATTTATCTGAAGCTGATACTGGAAAAAATCAGGACATTGTTAAAAGAAGAGAAGAATTGGGTGAATTATTTAACACTATAATAAATAATCCTAAACTTGAGTATAAGGGTTTATTTGCCTTACAAACCACCTATGCTATTATTGTAAAATTAATGGCTTGTAAAATTCTTCATAGAGTGACTACAACTGAGGATATTCAGTACTTTAGTGATTTGACAACTGTAACAAACGAGCAGATGCATCAATTTTTGTCTAAAATGGAAGATGGATATTCATTCGCTGATGAGGGGATTAGAAATCTTCTTGAGGGAGATTTTTTCTCTTGGTATGTCTGGGAAGAAAAATGGGATTTCGAATTGTATTCTCTTATCAAAGAGCTTGTTACAATGATTGAAGATTATACAATCTATGGTTCTGAGAATCACTTGAAATCTGCTGATGTCTTTAAAGATTTGTATATTGAAATTATGCCTAAAGCTGTCAGACATTCACTTGGTGAATACTTTACACCCGCTTGGCTTGCTGATTCTTTAATAAAAGAAGCGGTTTCTCATAATCAGCCTGATGATTTTGTTGCTGTGGACCCTACCTGTGGTTCAGGTATATTTTTAATTACTATAATTCAAAATATTATCGCAAAACATAATATTAAGGATTATACTGATGAGCAGAAAGAAGAGCTTCTTTCTCAAATACTTGAAAGAGTTAAAGGAGTAGATATCAATCCATTAAGTGTATTGACAGCTAGAGTGGGATATATGTTAGCTATTTCTCCGTTGCTAACAGGAAATAACGTTTTTGAAATACCAGTTTATCTTGGTGATTCTGCTGTAACTCCTCAAAAGGAATTGGTTGAAGATGTTGAGTGTTTTAAATATGATATGGCAAGTATTCAAAGTGATATTAATGCAATTTTTCCTGTTAAAGTTGTTGAGAACAAAGAAGAATTCTCACAACTTATTACTTTTTTAGCTAAACTAGCTAAAAAAGGCAATGAGGAGTTACTTTTTGAATATCTTAATGAGTCAGTTATTCGTAATGTTGGAAAAACCAATACTCAATTAGAGTTACGTATGCGAGATATGATTGACCAAATTATAGCATTGAATGAAAATGGTTGGAATGGTTTATGGGTTAAAGTGATTGGTAATTTTATCAAAATGGCTACTATCAACAATGTTGATGTAGTAATTGGTAATCCACCTTGGGTAAAATGGGAATTCTTACCGAGTACTTATGCAGAAAGAATAAAAGCAATCTCAATTAGTAGACACTTATTTAGTGGTCAGAATTATATGGGTGCTATTTCTTTAAATATCTGTGCACTAATTGCTCATGTTACAGCAACTACTTGGTTAAAAACAACTGGGGTGCTTGCATTTTTAATGCCTAAGACTATTCTGACGCAGGATTCATATGAAGGTTTCAGGAACTTTATTATTGATGAGACTACTGATGAAAGATTCTATCTTCAAAAATGTGTAGACTGGGAAAAATCAGGTCATCCGTTTATTGATATGAAAGAATCGTTCCTATCATACATATATAAACGTGATTATGTTGATTACAGCAAAGGCCTACCTCTTGAATTTATTACAAAAAAGAGAGGTAAGGAAAGTAAGAATATGAGAATAATCAACTTAGAACATTCTTTTGAAAAAGTAAAGAATAATTTTGAATTTACTCAAGGTAAATTAGTTCAAGTAGATAATTCTAGGTCAGGTTTTACATTCGTCAAGGACGCAAAGCAAGTAGAGAATTTTTCCAAAATTATAGGTTACTGTGCTTATAAGGGGAGATCAGGTGTTGAATTCACTCCTAAAGAAGTCTATATGCTAAAAGAAGGAAAAAATGATTCTACTTCAAACAAATTAGGATGGACCTTTAACAATGATGTAGCAAGAGGAACTATTCATAAAGTAAATCAGATTGGTCCACTAAAAATAGAGACGGAGTTTGTTCGCCCTCTAATCAAAGGCCCTATGATTGGAAAATTCTGTATAGATTGGTCAAATGAATATGTTATATATCCATACAGGGAAAATCAAAACAAATCAGTTGAGTTGAAAGATTTATTAAAAAGTTCACCAAAACTAACTCAGTATTTATTAAAACAAGAGTCAGTAATCGGGGCACAAAGTGAAAGATCTAAGGCGATTGCTAAAGGAGATGATTTTTATTCACTTAGTAAAATAGGGGCGTATACATATGCTCCCTTCAAGGTAGTATTTAGAGATAATAGTAAGTGGGCTGCTGCAGTATTAGGTCCTAAAGTCACTTCATGGGGAGAAGTTCAAAATCCTATTCCTGCTAAACATGCTCCTTATATTTCTCAAAGAAAACCATTCCCAAATGAGAAAATTAAAAGTCAAGAAGAACTCTACATTTCTGAAAATGAAGCTTACTATATATGTGGGATACTAAATTCACCAGTTGTTGAAAACTATATACTAAGTACGTTCAGTCATAGAAGTATTTCTATTGATTTAAAAATTAAACTTCCACTATATGATGAAAATAATCCGCTTCACAGAGAAATATCGGAAATAGCAAAATCTACGAGTTTACTAGATAAGGTATCTAATACAATCTTGAGTAAATTGAATGAATTGTACTTAAAAATCTGCGACGAAGATTCCTAATTACTTGCTATAATTTTCTATTAGAGTTAAGATATCATCACTGAAAGGATGGTATCTATGAACTCAAATAAAGTAAACAAAGAAATAATTCATTTAACTAAAAATTATTTAAGTCAGCTTGCAAAGCATCAAAGTTATCTATCTCAAAACAGATACTTATTTTACTCATTTAACGAGATTAATAAGTTGTTAAAAATAGCAATAGAAATTATTGAGAGGAAGTTGAATAAGTTTTAGATAGTGGAATCTAAATAGCTCAATTGATTTTGAGCTATTTTTTTATCTATTATAATAATCGTATTCTAATCTGCATTATAATGCAAAAAATGTTGTGTTATCTAATGTTTATAACAGAGTTTTAATATGAAACTAAATGTTAAGTAAACGAAACTGGGAAATATATTCCAGAGTTTCTTTAAGAAAACGACGTTGCCAACCAAACTTTCTATAAATGAATTAAGATATATAGTTATACGATTCAAAAAATCTTTCACTTCCTGAAATAGAAGAATTAAACATTTGAATACTGAGTTCCAATTCTCAGTCCAAACGAAGTGTCGTTTAATTTGTGTTTCTAAATTTAGTGATTGTATACTAAGAATCATCAACCAAGTCAACGAGAATGAAAGAACGAAGAATTTAATGAAGAAGTAATGATTTCTATCTTGCTTAAAGCATGCTATTTGGTATTCCAAAAATTCAACATGATTTGTTGGGAAACGAATATCCTAAGTTTAAAAAAAATTGAAAATTTAATAAATTAACTTGCTATACAGTCAATTATCTGGAAGAGATATAGTCCAGATTTCTTTTCTAAAGTAACTGCTAATGAGTATTTAAATCTGCTTAATAAAGATTTTTTAATAAATGAAATTATCATAATCGGGTCACTGATATTACTCTTATCTATATTTTTCTCCCAAAAAGTGGATAGAATACTACTAGTAATCTAATTTTTATATAACTTTTTTTGAATTGAAAAATCTAAAAAACAATAAGAAAAATCATACAAAATATAGATAAATGATATAATTATCTTATATATACAGCGAGGTTTTTTATGGTAAAAAAATTCGAAAGAATAATTTCTTCAACTTTTTATAATGAATTGTTTTCATCTTTAAATCGCTTTATTTTAAGTAATCGAAGTAAAATAAAGATCTCTAAATGTTGTATTGACGACATAAGTTATATAACGTTGGATGATTTTGAAATACGAAGAATTTTATCCACTAAAAAAGTAGGATGTCATTTAAAATCATTTCTACAAGTTATTGCTTATGTTGATGTAAAAGGTAAAAATAGAAATACTTATGAAGTTGATAGTGGTGAGGTTTGGCTTCATGTTTCTGTAACTTACGAACTAAATGATGGAATTAAAAATTTTATTATTCGAGAAGTTAATACAACAGATGAAATGCAAATACCGGTATCTGATTTCACAGCAAATTTTGTTCCAATCATAGAATCAAAGAGAATTGCTGAAATCTCAAATGATATTTTATTTGAATATCAACCCGATGTTTTACTCACTCCAAAACCTTTAGATATTCAGTCTCTTATTGAAGCAGTAGGAGTTAATTTAATAGAAGCAAGACTATCACATGATCAGTCTATATTTGGTGAAATAGTTTTTAAAGAAACTAATATTAAGGTATTTAATGAAAATGGTGATCCTAATTTTTTAAAAGTTGATAAGGGAACTATAATAGTTGACCCTAGTATTAAGGATTTTCGTAATCAGGGCAGTTATAATAATACTATTGTTCATGAAATTGTTCATTGGATATTACATAGAAATTATCAAGAGTATAGAATGCTTACAGAAGATACTGCATCGAGTTCTTTTGTTGATACTATATCTGAGGCAACTACCTTGTGGACTGATAACGACTGGATGGAGTGGCATGCAAATAGTATTGCACCTAGGTTGTTAATGCCAAGAAAGACAACAAGGGAAATAGTTAATGAGCTATTTACAACTTATGCATTGAAATATCCAAAAAGTGCAAAAACTAATATGTTTGAACAAGTAATAGATGATATTGCTGAATTCTTTCATGTATCACGTCTTGCGGCTAAAATTAGGCTCCAACAATTAGGATACAGTGAATTTGAAGGGATATATAATTTTGTTGGTAATAAGTATTTAAGAAGTTATTCTTTTGAGCTAAAAGCATTGGCCAAAAATCAGACATTTACGATTTCTTTCCCAAATGCTTGTCTCTTAAATTTTCAGAATGAAAAATTCAGAGAATTAATGGATTCAAATAAGTACGTTTATGTTGACTCTCATTTTTGTTTAAATAATTCTAAATTTGTTAATATGGTAGAATTTGGAGTTTACGAAATGACCGACTATGCCTATGAACATATGGATGAATGTTGCTTAGTTTTTGATATCTATTACAAGAATAATCGTAAAAAAGATATTTCCATTACAACGTTTAATGAATATATCATGTATAGGGGGAAAGCTGCTGTTGAGATTGTAGTTGATTTCTCAGAATACTTGACTATCATAGGTGAAAATGTCGTGATAAAAGATGGGGAAGTTTTTAAAGAACTTTCTTCTATCATGGAAAACTTGCCTGGTTCATTCTCTAAAACACTCGTTTATCATAGAGAAAGGAAAAAAATAACTCAAGAGCAACTTGAAGAGGCTTCTAATGTTAGTGTGGCTACAATTCGGAGACTAGAAAATGACAATTCAACTAATCGTAGTCTTGAAAATTTGATGGCTATTTCACTTGGAATGAAACTATATCCGGATTTAAGTTTTGATTTAATTGAAAAGAGTGGTGAAAACTTTAGAAATGAAGTTCCAACTCATACAGCTTATAAAATGGTACTAAGAACTCATTATCATTTAGGTGCAGTAAAATGTAATGAGATATTATTAGAAATGAATATTCCAGGTTTTTTAAAAAATTGATTAATTCAACCGCTCAAAACTTGAGCGGTCTTTTTTTATATATAACTCAATAGTTCTGAGACGTTTGAATATAAAATAAACCTCTTAAAAGCTATTGTTAAAGGATTCTGTTATTTTAAACCTATCAGTTTCTGCTCTGTTGGGTTTCGTTAAAAGGTACTATACTTAGATTATACCTACTAGAAAAACGGAGTCATGACGATGACCATAATTTCAGATGTAGATTTAGTAGGGAACTATTTCAGCTTGTGAAATTGGCTGACCGATACATAGAGGAAAGTACTATGCGGTCAATAATATATTTAATGCATATTGAGTTGTCAAAACTGCTTTCGGTATTAACAGAAAGTCAGTCAAACAATGACAATTCAAGAAAACAAACGTCAATCAAAGTATAACCCTTCAAGATATGAAAATGAAAAACCATATAACGATGTACCTTGTGAACCTAATCAAGTTCTCGCTCCTTTTGTCATTAGAGATAAAGAGATGAGACAGAGCAAAGATATTAACCCTAAAAACTTAAAAACATTTAAGTTTTATGGGAAAGCTGTACTTGTAGGTTTTGTACCAGTTAATATTGAGGATTTTGACAATGTCATAAAAATCTTCAATATGGATGTTAACAAGTATCTTAATCGTTATACGAAAAGTAATGACTTATCTTTAGATGAGATGTTGGATAAAATGTCTAATAACGAAGAAGTAGGTTTTGATCCAACTGGTGTTGACTCTCACGAAGAGATTATTATGATGTTAGAAACAATTCGTGAACTGATAGAAGAAGTAGAACGTCGAAATAAGAAATATGGCCAAATTCTAAGACTTATTTATGAGAATATGGACATCGCAAAACAAGATATTATTTCTACACTTGGAATGAAAAAGACTCAAGGTTATGAAGCTATTAAGAAAGCTCAAGCAATGGCCAAAGAAGTCTATAGAGAATTAAATCAATAATAAAAGAAGTCCGCTATCCTATTTAGGATGCGGATTTTTTTAGTCTTTTTGATAGAAGTAGCATTCATACCCTTCGGCCCGTAGATTGATGTCTCTCATCCAGTTTGGAGAAATGGACATTTGATCAGATATTTCATCCAGTTTTTGCGTTGGTAAGCACTCGATGATAAGCTCATCGTGAATATGCCCAACGATTTTCTTATCTTTTAGTTGTTTTATTGAATGAGCTAATATATCTCGACTAATTCCTTGAACGATGTTTTCGACAAACTTTGGACCATAACTTTCCAATCTTTCCCATCGTTTTGCAGAACCGGTTCCCTCATACGTTACTGATTCTCCTCCGAATTGGTTCTCTCCAATTCTTGGTTTCACATAAGCTAATTTTCGTCCAGATGGGAGAGTAATAAATAACATTCCTTTTTCAACACTGAATAGAATACCATGACTTTCCGTTTCGGTTTGTCCCTTGATAGCAGTCTTGACAGCCTTATCGATATCCCACCACAAAAGGACAATGTTAGGATTGGCTGATCGCCAAGAATCAACAAGAGGTTGTAGTTCTTCTTCAGCTAATCCCATCTCAATAGCTCCCATTGCTTTAAGAGCACCTATAGAACCACCGTAGCCTAGTGCTAACTCTGCGATCTTTCCCTTTTGACGTAAGTGTGCATTAACTCCATGTTTCTCTACTGGGACATGGAACATTTTACTGGCACTGGCGCAGTAAATGTCCTCTCCTTTATTAAAAACTTTAGTTCTCCACGTCTCACCTGCTAGATGAGATAGAACACGGGCTTCAATAGCAGAAAAGTCGCAAACAATAAATTTCTTATCTTTACGAGGAATAAATGATGTTCGAATAAGCTGTGACAGTGTATCTTGAACATCATAGAGAAGTTCAACAGTATCACTATCTTCAGTTGTAAAAAGTAATCTTGCTTCATTTATGTCTTTTAAGTGGTTTTGTGGTAGGTTTTGAAGTTGTACTAATCGTCCAGCCCATCGCCCAGTACGGTTTGCTCCATAAAATTGGAACATTCCTCTTACACGTCCATCTTTACAAACACAATTCATCATTGCCTGATATTTGGATACACTTGATTTTGCAGCTTGCTGACGTAATTTAAGAACCCTTGCCGTTTTATCATCAACTTTTTGTAAAAGGTTATTCACAGTCTTTTTATCAAGTGAATCTGTTTCAATATTGTGATCCCGTAACCAACCAATCATCTGTAGAACGGAGTTGGGATTTTCAAGGCCTGTTAAAGCTTTCAATTCTTCTTGGATTTTTGCTTTACTCTCTGCATCAATTTTGATAGCTGACTGGACAAAGTCAACATCAACTCCAATACCGCAGTCATTGATATTCTGATCAAGGTGGTACTCATCCCATACAAAGTTAGGAACTGGGAAGTTTTGCAACCTCTTTTTGATTGCTAGTTCAACTTCTACATCTCGTTTATTATATTCGATAAAATTTTTCCATTTCTCTGGCGCGTGATTTTCATAATTACGTGTTCGACCACCATTTATTTTTGTGGGTTTACAAGGAAGGCAGAAGTAGCGAATTAATTCACTCCCAACTTTTAGTTTTTGTTCACTAAGTTTAAGAATCGTACCTACACCTTCAAGTGACAAGGGCAATCCCAAATAAGCAGACCAAATCATGCTACATCGCCAAGAGTTTGGGGATAAAAAGTTCTCGTTAAGTAAGGTAGGGTATTGTTTCTTAATCCAATTAGACAGGCAAATGCGCTCAAATGTTGCGTTGAAAGCCCATTTAGTGACTGTATCATCAATTAAGGCTTGTAGGATAATATTTGGAAGTTTATCCTTAGTCAGATCATAAACAATTACAGGAGCATTATTAACAGATACTGCTAGAAGAAGGATTTCAAAAGATTCATCTTCCGCATAGCGATAAACTCCAGTTTTCCGTAGGTCTACATCACAATAAGTTTCTATGTCTACTGATAGTTCTTTAATTTGCATAATTCATCCTTTCATAAAAAGGTGGCAGGAAGAACTGCCACCATGTTTTAGTGTTTATTTCTGCGACTAAAGAATCGCTCTCTCTCATATCTGATGTCATTGCGAATACTAACATATAAAAGATGGCTGAGTAAAGCGATTGTGAGACAAGATGCAACAGTCCATAGAAATTCAATTATTGTCATTTGTATTTACCTTTTTTTGTTTTCTCTCTTTTTCTGATCGGATATCATCTCGAATTGTCATAAATGCAGCATATAGTCCAATGAATAGCCAAACTGCCATTAAGATAGTCATAACAATTGAAAAAATCATCTTTCACATCTCCTTTCTTAGTTTAAGAAATCATCATCGTCTGTAGCGAAGTCATCTTCAGCACTTGTACGACCTCCCAGAGGTTCACCATCTCGCAATTTTTGCAGGTTATTAAGCCCGCAAGCAATTCCTTTATTTCCGTTTGAATTGAAAGCGTAGAAGGAGATGCTGGCACGTCCATAGATGCCTGAATATAATTCTGAAGTGTCAATAATTTCTTGACGGTTAGCATCAACAATACCAGGTTTATGTGGAGAGTTCGCATTTACGAAGTAGGCATTACGATAAGCTTCATCATCAGGACGTTCTAAGTCACCATCACGAAGTGGAGTTTTCAAAACTTCTAGGGATGGAACAGATTTTCCGTTGCCTTTTAGTTTAGATTCCCCTTCTTTGTAGGCCTGCTCAATTGCTGCTTTAATTTTATCAATAGTTTGAACATCATTTTTTGAAATGATGAGTGACACGCTATACTTTGGTTTACCACCATTAATAGCTTTTGGTTCATTAGCGTTTAAATAACTAAAACGTGTATCTTTTCCTGTAATAACTTTTGTTGTCATAAGTTTAGTCCTCTATAAAATCTGTTTTTGCTAGGTTCATTTCTTGACGATTATCATCAATTGGAACGAGTGTAGGTTTACCATTTGGTTTTATAATTAGATTATCAAGAAGCTCATTAAAGGCTTGTTTTCCAAGCAGTTTAGTCATCCCAGTAATGTTCAGTAGTTTCTTTTCATAGGGGTCAAATCCTGCAGCAGTTACTGTTTGAATTACTTTGTTTTCATCTGAGAATTTTCGAATAGAACGTCCTTCAACTAGCTTGTAACCTGGGATTGTATGGCCATTTGTAGCTAGATTTAAAGCATGATTTCTAACATCGTTAGCCCATGTTATCAATAGTTCAATTTTTGGTAAAATCTCCGATATATCTTTATTACTGAGAGTAGCAGGATCAGCAAATTCCATCTTGGCAAGTTCTAGATTATCTTCTGCACGTTTGCGGCAGATGCTTTTTATTTTGCAGAACTGGCAGTGTTTTCCTGATTTCATTTCTCCTTCACCTCTGAAAGCTAGTTCAGCTTTAGGAGCTAGTTCAGTTTCAGCCCAGTGTAGTAGTTTTTCTTTGTCCATTTCAAATGTTGAGACATTATTCTTTCGTGGTTGGAAAATAGTCATTGTCACTTTATCAAAACTGTATAAGTCTTCAAACATTTCTAAAGCACCTAAAGCATAGCACATCATTTGGGGATTATGATCAGCATCAACCAGCACACCGAGACCGTGTTTATAATCGATGATTTGGAGTAAACCATCAGCTACAATAATACAGTCTCCTGTACCAAAACCTTCTGGAACCCATTTTGAGAAATCTAGTCGCTGTTCAACAAGAACGGTTGGATCTCTAGAATATGTTTTTGCAATTTCTATCTGTTCAACTACATAGTTCCGATATTCTTCTGCGCAATGTTGCATTTCCTCATTATAGAAAGTTAAGTTTTCAGTAGGATCACGCGCCTTACGTCCAAGTGCACTCTCAACTAAATAGGCACACAACTCATGGGCATCCGTTCCTTCCAAAGCATACGTTGATACCTTATCTTCTAGTTTTTCGGTTAATCTTACTGATGGTGGACAATTTAGCCAACGATGAGAAGCAGAAGCGGATAATACAGCATGATTAGTCAATACCAATACCTCCAGCCTCTTCCATTAAAGCTGAGTAGTTTTTAGGATCTAATTTTGAAAGTGAATCAGCACCATAAGCTTTTAGCAAAGCTCGAATCTCATCTTTAAATCCTTCACTAGCTTTTGTAGCAAGCACACCTCGAAGTTCTTCAAGAGTAACAGGTTTTGGTTCTTCCATAACTTTTTCGTGATTTAAAGAAGTGTTTTCCTCAGACAATAGTTCTTGAAACTCTTCTATAATTCTTAACTGGCACTTTGCTGATTCCTTCATTTCATTTAATAAGTCATTCAGTTGTTTCATTTTGCTCATATTGTTCGTCCTCTTTAATTTTTTTAGCTAGTTGTTTTGAGATAACACTGATGGCAGTTAGTGTATCTACTAATTGTTCATCATGTTCAATTAATTGTTCTTTTGTCATTTCACATCCTCCTATCTTTATAGGTAATAATCACTTTAGAATTTCCGGATTTCAAAAATATTTTTCTATTCGATTTCTAATTCTTACACCTGTATAGGTAAAAAGAGATAATTAAATTCCGGTTTTTTCAAAAATTAATAAAAAATTTAAAACAAAGAAAACTCTCCCTTTGACATATAAAGGAAGAGTATTTTTTTGAAATAAATTTCTACTGAACCGGAAAATAGCAGGCAATTTTTACCTATAAAGATAGAAAGAGAAATAGACTCTCAATTTATTAGCAGATTAAGGAGGAGTTGCGGATGCAATTTTCGTTATGTCATTCTGGAAAGACAGGTATCCAAACAAGTACTGTATATCCCAATAAAGTCAAAATAACAGATGACAAATCATTATTGAATGCAGTTCAATACGATCATGTAGGTGCAGAGTTTACCAATCACACTCGGTCAAACTCAAATTTTATAAAATCAAATGTTATTGTCATGGATATTGATAATGACAAGACAGACAACCCTAACGAGTGGATTACAGAAGAGAAAATTAAAGCCATCTTTATTGATTATGACTTTGCTTTGGTTACTAGTCGAAACCATATGTTGTCTAAGGGTGCTATGATAGCACGTCCAAAGTTTCATATTTATTTCCCAATTAATGAAACGAACGATAGGAAAGCTTATGTTGCAATGAAAGAAGAGCTCACGAATAGGTATCAATTTTTTGATGATAATGCAAAAGATGCTGCAAGGTTTTTCTTTGGCAATCCAAATGCAAATGTCATATGGAATGATTCATGGATGACTATCGACGAAGGTTTACTTCAACTTAATTCTATAGAGCTAGAAGAAGATTTTGATGCTGACTTTTATAGACCACCTAAAGGTTCTATCACTGAGGGAAGTCGAAATTCAACCATGTCAGTTTTTGCGGCTAAAATTCTTAAAAGATTAGGAGTTACACAAGAAGCAAGAAGTGGTTTTGATGAGCAGGCATCTAGATGTGAACCGCCATTAGAGAAATCTGAACTAGACACAATCTGGGGAAGCGCTGTTCGATTTTACAATAAGACTATTAAAGCTTCAGATGATTATATTTCACCAGATAGTTTCAATAGGTCTTCTTTAAAACCGGATGATTTTTCTGATATCGGAGAAGCTGGAGTATTAGCTAGAGAGTATGGTGATGTTTTAGCTTATACAAATGCGACAGACTATTTAACTTTTAATGGTCAGTATTGGAAAGAAGATAAACAATTGGCCATAGGAAAGGTTCTTGAGTTTATGGACTTTCAACTAGCAGATGCTCTTGAACAATACGAAAAGTCCGTTATAGAGTTAGTCAACTCCGGAATTGATGAATCAGTAGTTCGTGAAGGTGGTAAAGCTCTTGCTAAAGTGATTGAAACACCGATACAACAAAAACTTCATTCTATTTATCTTTCCTCAAAAGCCTATTATCAGTTTGTTATGAAGCGAAGAGATTATCGCTATATTACTGCAACTCATAATACTGCAAAACCAATGCTAGCCATTGATTTATCAGAACTTGATAAGGACGATATGCTGTTCAATACTCCCAACGCTACCTACAACTTAAGAAATGGACTTAGGGATTACCATGAACATGACCCAAAAGACTACATCACTAAGATAACCACTATTTCTCCAGGTGATGAAGGCTTGGGATTATGGAAGGAAACTTTAGCTACTTTTTTCTGTAATGATCAGGAGTTGATTGATTATGTACAGGAAATCATCGGTATGACAGCAATCGGAAAAGTCTATCAAGAACATATGATTATCGCTTATGGCGGAGGAGCAAATGGGAAATCAACCTTTTGGAATACAATTGCAAGGGTACTTGGAAGCTATTCTGGCAAATTATCTGCAGATGCTTTAACTATGAATAATAAACGAAATGTAAGTCCAGAACTTGCTGAGTTAAAAGGAAAACGTCTTGTTATTGCTTCTGAAATGGCAGAAGGAATGAGATTGAATACTGCAGTTGTGAAGCAAATTACCTCAACTGATGAAATTCAAGCAGAAAAGAAGTATAAGGATCCATTCCATTTTGTTCCATCTCATACGCTGGTACTTTATACGAATCATTTACCAAAAGTTGGAGCGAACGATGATGGAACTTGGCGACGTTTGGTTGTTATTCCATTTAATGCCAAAATTACTGGTCGTTCAGATATTAAGAATTTTGCGGATTATCTGTATGATAACGCTGGACCAGCAATTTTATCGTGGATTATTGAAGGAGCGGAAAAAGCCATCAAAGCAAATTTTAAAACATCAGTTCCAAAAGCAGTAACAAACTCTGTTAAATCCTATCGTGAAGCTAATGACTGGTTAGGACATTTTATCAATGAAAGTTGTGAAGTGGGAGAAAAATTAAGTGAAAAATCAGGAGAACTGTACAGCAAGTATCGCGCATATTGCCTTCAAAATTTAGAATACACACGAAGTACAACCGATTTCTATGCTGCACTTAATCAAGCTGGTTATGAACGAAAACGGACTAATAAAGGGAATTTTATTATGGGGTTATCATTAAAAGCTGATGACGATGATTTTCTAAACTAATGACTTACACAAGTGAAGGGATATCTCCACTAGATTTTAAATCAAGTATTTTTGGAGTGTAAGTCGTTGAAGTATTCAGTGAAAAATAATTTGTGAAGTATGGTCAAAAAGTTTATGGATTAAGTTCCACGACTTCCATTTCTTTGTTTAGTGTAAGTCAATGATGGTCTTTTCTAAAACTATCTCTATAGGAAATTTAACTAATAAAAAGTATATAAGGAAAGTTTAGGAAATGACCTCATTAGACCTCCACCATTTAAATCTGATGAGAGGACAAGTATGAGAGAAAAAGAAATAGAACACGCAATGGTGAGATATGTAAAAGAACGTGGTGGTATCTGTCCAAAGTGGGTATCACCTTCCTTTTCAGGAGTACCTGACCGATTGGTATTCTTACCCAATGGTAAGTTTGGTTTGGTGGAAGTAAAAGCACCTAATCAACGTCCTAGAGCTTTGCAGGTGTCACGGCATAAGCTATTTGAACGTTTAGGATTTCGAGTCTATGTTTTAGATAATAAGAAAGATATTGAGGGGATATTGGATGAAATTGAAACTGCATGACTATCAAGAAGTCACGAAAGACTTCATCATAAAAACTCCTTATGCAGCAGTCATTTTAGACATGGGGATGGGAAAAACAGCTACAACCTTATCAGCTATTAATGAACTGATGTTTGATCGCTATGAAATTCATAAAGTACTGGTAATTGCTCCGCTTAGAGTCGCAAATACAGTATGGAGTGACGAAATAGAGCAATGGACAGAACTGTCTCATTTGAGATATTCAAAAATTGTAGGCAGTCCCAAACAACGACAAGAAGCACTCCATAAAGATGCGGATATCTACATCGTCAATCGTGAAAACATCCCTTGGTTGGTTGGACAGTGTCATCCCCATTTCAAGTGGGATATGATTGTCATTGATGAATTAAGTTCATTTAAATCATGGCAATCAAAACGTTTTAAAGCTTTTATGGCCATGCGCCCTTACATGAAACGAGTGGTAGGTTTAACAGGCACTCCAAGTTCTAATGGATTAATGGATTTGTTTGCGGAGTTTAAAGTCATTGATGGCGGTGTCCGTTTGGGACGTTTTATTGGTGAATATCGAAGTCGTTATTTTAGAGAGGGACGCAGAAATGGAAATGTCGTTTATGAATATATTCCAATGGACTATGCAGAGGCTCAAATCTTTGACAAGATTGATGACATCACAATTTCTATGAAAGCAATGGATTATCTACAAATGCCAACATTAATCTCAACGAAAAAATCAGTCCATCTCACAAACGCAGAGGCAAAAAGATATAAAGAGTTTAAAAAGGAATCTGTTATTTCTGATTCTAACGAAATTGAAGTAACAGCAGTAAATGCTGCTAGCTTATCCAATAAACTGGTTCAAATGGCAAATGGTGCAGTTTATTCTGACGATCACAAAATTATCAAGTTACATGATCAAAAACTTGATGCACTGGAAGATATTATTGAAGCTGCAAATGGAGAACCAGTTCTGGTCGCTTATTGGTTCAAGCATGATTTACTTCGTATTCAAGAACGATTGAACAAACTTAGGATTCAAACTACAGTTCTTAAAAGTGAAACTGATATTCATGAATGGAATAAAGGGAACATCACTGTTGGTTTATTGCATCCAGCTAGTGCAGGACATGGTTTAAATTTACAAAAGGGGGGTCATCACTTAGTGTGGTTTGGGTTAACTTGGTCTCTTGAACTTTACCAACAAACCAATGCTCGACTTTGGAGACAAGGTCAACAAGCAAACACAGTGATTATTCAGCACATTGTAACGGAAGGTACAATTGATGATGATATTCTAAAAGCTTTAACTGCCAAGGACGCACAACAATCACGTTTGATTGAAGCAGTAAAAGCACAAGTAGGAGGTTGATATGGATAAAGTAGACTACTATTTTCAACACTATCAAGATGCAAAAAGAGATTTAACGATTGCGAAGAAATTGATTGAAAACTATAAACCCATTTCAGAAGATGCTTTTCTCTATTCTCTTGCTACTAGACAGACAAATGAAGAACGTGTTAAAACGAGTAAAACTAATGTTAGGACAGAAAATATGGCTCTATCTTTTCATGATAAGTTCTTAGCAGAGGAAAAAGAATATCAGGAGTCACTGTTTGAAAAGTACTGTCATTTAAAAACCGATCTCGATTTCTTCGAACTTGCTGTTTCTTCTGTTGATGAAATAATGAGGGATGTAGTTGTTGATTTGGTCTTAGCTGGATTGACATGGGATGAGTTACTACCTAAGCATAATGTTTCTAGAATGACAGTTAGTAGATATAGACAAAAAGCCTTAAAACAAGTAAAAGAATATTACCGTTTTGCTGGTAAAACCTTGAGTATAAATGGATAATGATACTAGGGTGTTACTAAGGTGGTACTACCCTGTTACTAAGTTGTTACTAAGATGGTACTGCTTTTTAAAAATGACTGTGATATACTTAAGATGTCAAAAAAGATAGAAAATCGGCTATGTTCACTGGATAAAATTCTGGTTCTACGGTAATATACACCTAGAAAAATAAGAGGAGAATAACCATGTGGACCAGAGGGCAGATTCATTATCACGGACAAATAGTTGATTACATAGCAAAAGTCAGTGACCAACCTTCTGATGTAGGTATTGATTTAGGATGTGTATTCAAATTAGAGGTTGTTGTTGCTGAAAAGACTATCATTTCTTATGACAGAGGATGGGATATCTACCCAGAATCTGAAGAACAAGAAGCTATTCTTGAAGTGATTTTGAAAACTTTAAAAGTTTAAAATATCTTTAAAATAATGCACAAATGACTGGATATATCCCGCTCTTAGAGGTAATATGGTTACAACAAAAAAGAAAGAGGATAAAACCATGAAGAAAGAGGATATTTTAACAAAAATCGCAAAAAATAGAATTGGCGCAGAAACGCTAGAAACGAGAAATAGCGACAGCCTTGACTTTTATGACATCAGCGTTTGGGCATTGAAAGAAATGCTTGAACAAGCCTATGAAGCAGGTAGAAAAGCAAAATAAAAAAAAACAGAGCCTTACCCAAATGGGAAGGCTTTTTGCGTGGAGGAAAGAATGATTATTACGAGTGAACAAGTATCTAATGGCCATCCAGATAAAATTTGTGACCAGATTTCAGATGCAGTTCTAACAGTATGTTTAGAACAAGATAAGAATAGCAGGGTTGCAGTAGAAACTCTTATCAAAGATAATCATATAGTGGTTGCTGGTGAAATGAAAACAACAGCCTTATTTGATTTAAAAACTGTTGTTCGAAATGTCGTTAAACCACTAGGAATGGATAATATCATTGTGACGAATCTTATCGGATTACAAAGTGATGATATTTCTCAAGGTGTTGATACAGGAGGTGCTGGAGACCAAGGGATGATGTATGGCTATGCAACTGACGAAACTGATGAATACTTGCCGCTTCCCTACGTTTTAGCAACTCGTGTTCTGGAGAATCTTATGGAACTTCAGCATCCGCTCTTAGGGAAAGATGCTAAGGCACAGGTTTCTTATGATTATGACAATAAAAGAATTACAACATTCTTAGTATCAATTCAGCATAGAGATGAAATAACAATTGAGAATCTAAGAGCTATTGTTAAAGAATCTATGATGAAAGTTGCTAAACAGTATAAACAAAACCTTGATTTTAATGTTTTAGTGAATCCTACTGGTCGTTTCGTTCTTGGTGGTTCTTACGCCGATGCTGGAGTTACTGGAAGAAAAATTATCGCTGATACCTACGGTGGATTTGCTCATCATGGTGGTGGTGCATTTTCAGGAAAGGATCCAAGTAAAGTGGATCGCTCAGGAGCTTATATGGCACGTAAGATTGCAAAAGACATTGTTCGTGAAGGATATGCTAAACGATGCGAAGTTCAATTAGCATACGCTATAGGGGTTGCAGAACCGGTTTCTATTCACGTAGAAACATTTGGAACAAGTAACTATACGAGCAAACAATTGGTAGGAATGATTAAAGAACGGTACGATTTAACACCGAAAGGGATTATCAAGGAGTTGAATCTTCTAAACGTAGACTACACTCAAACTACATGTTTTGGACATTTTACGAAACCAACTCTTCCTTGGGAGCAGTAAGATGCCACGTAGACCAAGAACTCCCTGCAAGCAGAATGGTTGTCCAAACCTTGTGACCTATGGGAACAAGTACTGCGATGACCACAAGACTAACCACTCACTTGACGCCAGGACAACTAAAGCTAAAGGTTACAATTCACGGTGGAATAAGGTACGGATTCGTTACTTAAAGCTCAATCCTCTCTGTGTTTACTGTCAAAGAGAAGGACGATTAACTAAGGCAACAGTAGTTGACCATATTACTCCCCATCGAGGTGACCAAGAACTCTTTTGGAATCAATCAAACTGGCAAGCTCTTTGTAAATCTTGTCATGATAGAAAGACAAAGACGACTGACAGATATGTGGAATATACCTATCGATTTTAATATTGTAGTTACGTTCTAAAAATATCTCTCTTTTATAATTTGGGGTAGGGGGGATAAAATCTCTAAACCCTTGTCCGTAAAAGACCGACGCCCCCTCAAACGTAAAATTTCGCAAAATTGATAGGGTGGGATATAAAAATCAATTCAAAATAGTAAAGAATCCAGTAAGAATATAGAATTAAGTGAGTGTTATTTTCGTAAATTTGTTTAAATTTAGGTACGAAAATAACCTTATTTTTTTGTATAAAAGTGAGGAACAGGTATGAATAACTTTCAACGAGAACAAATTTGGTTACTTAGAAAAAATGGCTTAGGATACGGTGAAGTTGCTAAAGCAATTGATCTATCTAAGGACTCTGTTAAGAAGTATTGTAAAAGACATCCTGAGTTAAAGGGACAAGGGACATTACCGTATTTGATGGTTGAGAAACGAGTTCAAGATGGTACAAACTGTCCTCAATGTTTTCAACCTATGGTTCCTAATAAAACTGGACGACCGAAGAAATTTTGCTCAGACAGGTGCAGAATAAATTGGTGGAAGAATCATCAAGAGGAGCATGACAAGGAACAAACTGCATATGAAGAAATGACTTGCCAGTGTTGTGGTAGGTCATTTTTATCTTATGCCAATCCCAATAGAAAGTATTGTAGCCATGCCTGCTACATACAGATAAGATTTTACAAAGGAGTCTAAAATGAACCAACCAACAATGGAAATAAAAGAACTTCCCCTGAAAGACCTAAAGCCTGCAGTTTATAATCCTCGAAAGAAACTAAAAAAAGGGGATAAAGAATATGAAAAAATTAAACAGTCGCTTCTTAAGTTTGGATATGTTGATCCTATTATTGTCAATGAAGATTTAACTGTAATTGGTGGTCATCAACGCTTGACAGTTCTTAAAGATTTAAACTATGAAACTGCCAAGTGCGTCATCGTTGATTTACCCAAAGAAGATGAGAAAGCATTGAACATTGCACTCAATAAGATTACAGGTCAATGGGATGAAGCTCTCTTAGCGGACTTACTTTTGGATTTACAGGAGTCTGATTTTAATCTAGACCTGACTGGTTTTGAACCGCCAAAGATTGATGATATCCTCTCTAATGTCCATGACAAGGAGTTGTCTGAAGATGAGTTTGATGTGGAAGAAGAATTGAAGAAACCAACGGTATCAAGACATGGGGACATTTGGCAATTGGGAAAACATAGAGTCATTTGTGGTGATTCTACAAAAGCTGAAACCTATAAGCAGTTGCTAGATGATAGGAAAGCTAATTTAGTTGTAACAGATCCGCCTTATAATGTGGACGTTGAAGAGACGGCTGGGAAAATCCTAAATGATAATATGTCTGACGGTGACTTCTATCAGTTTCTCCTTTCTATGTTTACTCAAGTAGAAAATCACATGGAAACTGATGCATCTATCTATGTTTTTCATGCGGATACAGAAGGACTCAACTTCCGCAAAGCTTTTAAAGATGCTGGTTTCTATTTGAGTGGGTGTTGCATCTGGAAAAAGAACTCACTTGTATTAGGTCGTAGCCCATATCAATGGCAACATGAACCTTGTTTATATGGATGGAAGAAAAAAGGAAAGCATCAATGGTTTAGTGATCGGAAGCAAACTACCATTTGGGAATATGACCGTCCTAAGTCTAGTAAAGACCACCCAACAATGAAACCAATCCAACTTATGGCTTACCCTATTCAAAACTCTTCTATGCGTGGAACAATAGTTTTAGATCCATTTTTAGGTTCTGGTTCTACTTTAATAGCTGCAGATCAGACTGGACGTGTTTGTTATGGAATCGAACTGGATGAAAAGTTTGTGGATGTCATTGTTAAACGCTATATAGAGGTTACAGGCGATACTGAGGTAACCGTACAACGTAATCATGAGGTTTTAACTTATAACCAAGTGTTAAAGGAGTTGGAGGAACAAGTATGACACTAACATTTCTAGATTTCTTTTCCGGAGTTGGTGGCTTTCGACATGGGCTAGAATTGGCAGGAATGAAGTGTGTAGGATTTTGTGAAAAAGATAAGTTTGCACGCAAGTCTTATGAAGCAATGTATGATACGAAAGGAGAATGGTTTCATGACGATATTACAACAATCGATCCAACACGATTACCAAAAGCAGATCTCTGGTGTGCGGGAAGCCCTTGTCAAAATGTGTCTATCGCAGGGAAACGAGCCGGCCTATACGGTGAGCGAAGTGGACTCTTTTTTACATTTGTTGAACTCATCAAAAGCCAAAAAGAAGAAGATAAACCCGAATGGGTTCTCCTTGAAAATGTTAAAGGACTTTTATCAAGTGGTGGGGGACGAGATTATCTCGACTATCTCTCTATCTTGGACGAGGCAGGGTACGACCTTGAGTGGCAAGTGTTCAACTCAAAAGATTACGGAGTACCCCAAAACAGAGAACGCATCTACACTCTCGGACATCTTAGAAGAAAAGGTCGACGACAAGTACTACCTCTCAGCAGAGAAAGCAGTAGCCATCTTAAGCAACTTGTAGGCGGTATGCAAAGCTACCGTGTCTACGACCCTAGTGGTATTGCAACAACACTTGTTGGAGAGGGTGGAGGACTAGGAGCTAAGACAGGTCTATATCTGATTGACCAATCGCTAACTGGACCAAAATTAACTGAAGAAGCAAGATGTATAACTGCTCGTTACACTGCTGGTGCGACAAAGCGAACAGCAATGAACTCTGGAGTGCTTGAGGTTCAACCAATTTTGACACAAGGTATCAAGGTTAGGAACGGAACAAAGCAAGGTTACCAATTGGCGGAGGTCGGTGACTCAGTTGATCTTTCTTATCCAAGTTCATTAACGAGAAGAGCAAGAGTAGGGAGAGGAATAGCTCACAACCTTTCATGTAGTTGCCAGATGGGCGCAGTAGTTTGGAATGGTCGTGTTGTCAAAATTAGAAAACTTACTCCAAAAGAGTGTTTTAGACTTCAAGGTTTCAGTGATGACTTATTTGAAAAGGCAAAAGCTGTAAATTCAGATGCACAACTTTATAAACAAGCAGGAAACGGAGTCACAGTACCAGTTGTGTATGCTATTGGTTGTGCTATATTATCTTCAAAATATCATCAAAAATAACTGGATAAAGATGAACTTTAGAGTTAATATGTACTAAAAGAAAGAGAAGAGGTTGTATTATGGATGGCTTAAAAGTCAAGACTTTGAAATCATTGTATCCAAATGGAACTCGAGTCAAATTACTCGAAATGGAGGATCCATTTGCACCACCTATAGGTACTCTCGGTACGGTAATTGGTGTTGATGATATTGGTTCAATTTTAGTAAGTTGGGATAATGGACAAAGTTTAAATGTACTTTACGGAATTGATAAAATAATGAAATTGTGATAGTTATGTGGGAAATGATAACTAGAGAATTCAATGGTCGGCACTATCATATTGAGTTTCTTAGGGAATACAGTACTTATGATCGACATATTGATGGAGCTTGGATAGCAATCCTAAAAATTAAACGAAATAAAGAAATAGTTTTTCATTATGAATATGGTAAAATCACTGACCGAATGGATGATTTTGATAAAATTATCTATCAAGAAATAGTGGATACATACAATAAATTATAATTTGGAACTCGATGTGAGTTCTTTTTATTTTAGGAGGTGAATTAGTGGCAATTAGAGGACGTAAACCGAAACCTACAAATTTAAAAGTTCTAGAAGGTAATCCTGGTAAACGGCCTCTCCCAACGAATGAAGTAAAACCTCAAAAGAAGGCTCCACGTTGCCCCCAGTGGCTTGAAGAAGATGCTAAGAGGGAATGGAAACGGATGGGAAAAATATTGGAACAAATGGGATTACTGACGGAAATGGATATGACTGCATTTGCAGGTTATTGTCAAGCTTACGCACGATGGAAAGAAGCAGAGGAATTTTTATCAAAACATGGTTCTATCTTAAAGACACCAAATGGGTATTTACAGCAAGTTCCACAAGTTTCAATTAGTCAAACTAATTTAAAAATCATGCTGAAGTTTTGTGAACAATTTGGTCTAACCCCATCCGCTAGGAATCGTTTAGCTACTATGGATTCTGAGGTTGGTAATGGTGACGAAATGGAAGATTTGTTGGGAGGTTTACTATGACTTTTCATTATGAACCAACTCCTTTTATGCTAGCTTCATCACATTATGATAAAAGTAAGGCTGATAGAGCAGTTACTTTTATTCAAAACCTTTGTCATACTAAAGGAAAATGGGCAGGTCAGAAGTTTATACTTTTACCTTGGCAGGAACAGATAGTACGAGATCTATTTGGGATTGTTAAAGAAGATGGGAATCGTCAATTTCTAACTGCTTATATTGAAATTCCAAAAAAGAATGGGAAGAGTGAACTAGCAGCAGCAATAGCTCTTTATCTACTTTATGCAGATAATGAAGCCAGTGCAGAAGTTTATGGTGCAGCATGTGACCGAAATCAAGCTTCTATTGTATTCGATGTAGCAAAACAAATGGTACTAATGAGTCGACCTTTAGAGAAACGTTCAAAAATAATGGGTGCTACGAAACGAATTGTTAACTACTCTAATGCAGGTTTCTATCAAGTTTTGTCTGCTGAGACTGGCACAAAACATGGTCTCAATGTTTCAGGACTCGTGTTTGACGAAATTCATGCGCAACCCAATCGCCACCTCTATGATGTCTTAACTAAAGGTTCAGGTGATGCACGAGAACAACCCTTATTTTTTATCATTACTACTGCAGGAACAGATAAGAATTCAATTTGTTACGAGTTACATACAAAAGCACTTGATATTTTAAACGGCAGAAAGAAAGATACATCTTTTTATCCTGTCGTTTATGGTTTATCTGATGAGGAGGACTGGAATGACGAAAGTAACTGGTTAAAAGCAAATCCGTCATTAGGTCATACCATTGGCTTAGACCGTGTCAGAGAAGCTTATAAACAAGCACTTGATAATCCTGCTGAAGAAAATGTATTCAAACAACTACGGCTAAATATGTGGACAAATTCTACGGTTGCTTGGATTCCTGAACATGTATACAACAAAGGGGATGCACCAATCAATTTTCAAAGTTTGAAAGGTCGTGAATGTTATGCAGGACTAGACTTGTCTAGTACCTCTGATATCACAGCCTTTGTTTTAGTTTTTCCACCTAGGAATGAACTAGAGAATTACATCATTCTACCCTATTTCTGGTTACCAAAAGATACTCTTGAGCTTCGTTGCCGTAGAGATCATGTTTTGTATGATGTGTGGGAACAGCAAGGTTATCTAAAAACGACAGAGGGTAATGTGGTTCATTATGGCTTTATTGAGAAGTTCATTGAGGACTTATCAAAGCTATACAATATAAAAGAAATCGCCTATGATAGATGGAATGCCACACAAATGGTGCAGAATTTAGAGGATATGGGACTGACGATGATTCCTTTTGGTCAGGGGTACAAGGATATGAGTCCACCGTCAAAGGAATTATTCAAACTAATGATGGAAGGTCGTATCCAACATGGAGGACAACCAGTTCTAAAATGGATGTCGCAAAACGTAGTCATGAGGCAAGATCCCGCTGGTAATATTAAGCCAGATAAGGAAAAGTCAATCGAGAAAATTGACGGTATTGTAGCTCTCATAATGGGGATTGATAGATGTATTCGACACCAAAATAATGATAGTAGTATTTATGACGAGCGAGGAATATTGAGCTTTTAGTTGAATTTTAAATATAAAGATGCTACAATGTATTTACAAATCATCTTTACAAAGAGGTATTAATCATGGCAAGTACTCAACCTGTTAATTTTAGAGCAGATTCGACTTTTTACCAACAAACAAAAGAAATCTTAGCTGATGAAAAGTTAACCCTGTCAGATATTTTTAATGCTGCACTTCGTAAAATTGCGACAGGTGCGGTTGATCCCAAAGAGTTCGTATTTAGTGATTCACAAGAGACTCAATATCAGGTTGCTTTTGAAGACTTGAAAAAGGAAATCTTGTTGGGCCATCAAGAAATTGAGCAAGGTAAACTAACGTCTTTAGCAGATGTAAGAAAGGAATTTGGACTTGAGTAATCATAAACGTTACCATGTTTCTCTTACGGATCAAGCTAAGAAAGACTTGAGAGAAATACATGATTATATTGTACTGAATTTTTACAGCCAGCAATCTGCCGATAGTAAATTAGACCTTATTCTAACGGCGCTAGAAACTTTAGAAACCTTTCCAGAAGCATGCCCTTTGGTGTCGAGCCGAGGTTACGGTGAATTAACTGATGACGGAAAACGTTATCGATATATGCCAATTGAAAATTACTTAGCTTTTTATTATATCGACAAATATGAGGTTTATGTCTCCAGAATTTTAAATTCCAAGCAGAATTGGGCTAAGTTATTCAATAAGTAAATTCAATTTTAATTCGTAGAGCATCTCACAAATGAGGTGCTTTTATTGTACTCAAAAATGGAGGATTAGATGGGACTCTTAGATTTTATTGGACGAAAAAGATCACGAGATAAACCGCATAATAGCTATGAAGGACAGGACTTTTCCTATCTCTTTGGACGAACTTCTAGTGGAGAAAATGTAGATGAATTTAAAGCAATGCAGACTACAGCTGTTTATGCTTGTGTGAGAATATTAGCTGAAGCTATCGCCTCTCTACCCATTCACATTTATGAAAGAACATCTAATGGGAGGGAGAAAAAATTTGAACACCCTCTATATTTCTTACTTCATGATGAACCAAATCCAGAGATGTCTTCTTTTGTCTTTCGTGAAACTTTGATGACTCATCTTTTGATATGGGGAAATGCCTATATTCAAATCATAAGGGATAAGAGCGGTCAGGTTATCAGTTTGTATCCCTTATTACCAGATAAAATGTCAGTACACCGTGATGAAAATGGGAAACTTTACTACAAATATCAACGTCAGACCGAAGAAAATCCAAATTTCAAGGATAAAGGCAGTGTTATTTTAAAACAAGAAGATGTCCTTCACATTCCAGGACTTGGTTTTGATGGATTGATTGGTTATTCTCCCATCGCATTAGCAAAGAACGCAATTGGAATGACCTTGGCTACAGAGAATTACGGAGCATCATTCTTTAAAAATGGTGCAAATCCTGGTGGTGTGTTGGAACATCCAGGGATTTTGAAGGATCCAAAAAGAGTACGTGATTCTTGGAATGCGGTTTATAACGGTGTCACAAATGCACATAAAGTTGCAGTTCTAGAAGAAGGGATGAAGTACACTCAAATAGGTATTCCACCAGAAGAAGCGCAATTCTTACAGACTCGGAAGTTTCAAATCAATGAGATTGCACGTTTGTATAGGATACCACCACATATGATTGGTGATTTAGAAAAATCTTCATTTTCAAATATCGAGCAACAATCACTAGAATTTGTCAAATACACATTAGACCCTTGGGTAGTTCGTTTAGAACAGGCCTTCAAGAGGTCTCTTTTTTTACCTGAAGAAAAGAAGAAGTACTTTGTTAAGTTCAACGTAGATGGTTTATTACGTGGAGATTATCAAAGTCGTATGAGTGGGTATGCTATTGCAAGACAGAATGGCTGGTTATCTACAAATGATATTCGAGAACTTGAAGATTTAAATCTTTTAACAGATGAAGAGGGAGGAAATCTTTATTTGATTAACGGAAATATGACTAAATTAAAAGATGCTGGTGGTTTTATGACAAAACAGGTAATTGAACAACCTCAAGAAAAACCAAAGGAGGAAGAAGATGCGTAAATTTTGGAGTTTTTCAGACGAAGGGAATATTCGTACTCTTCGTATTGAAGGACAGATTGCTGATGAAACATGGTTTGGAGATGAAGTTACTCCACAACTCTTTAAAAATGATTTAAATGCAGGAAAAGGTGATATCACCCTCTGGATTAATAGTCCAGGGGGTGATGTTTTTGCTGCAGCACAAATCTATAACATGCTGATGGATTACAAAGGAAATGTGCATGTCATAATTGATGGCCTTGCCGCTAGTGCTGCCAGTGTCATTGCCATGGCTGGAACAACAGTATCCATGAGTCCTGTTGCAATGATGATGATTCACAATCCATGGACGATTGCACAAGGTGAAGCAAAGGATATGGAAAAGGTTATTGAAATGTTGGGGGAAATCAAAGAGTCCATAGTGAATGCCTATGAGTTAAGAACAGGATTATCTAGGGCAAAAATCTCACATTTAATGGATTCTGAATCATGGTTTAATGCGAGAAAAGCAGTTGAACTCGGCTTTGCGGACAAGATTTTATTCGGTAAAGATGAATCTAAAGAAGAGCTAGAACTTAGCAGTTATTCATTTAGTAGAGCCACTGCAGATCATAACCTTGTTGTTAAACTTCAAGCCAAAATAGATAGCTACAAACCTTTATCAACGACTCCTCTCAATCAGTTAAGAAAACGATTAGATTTATTGAAATAATGAAAGGAAAACTAACCTATGTCTAAATTACTTGAATTAAAAGAAAAACGAAATCAAGCTTGGGAACAAGCAAAAACTTTCCTAGACTCAGTGCGAACTGAAGATGGTTTAGTCTCAGAAGAAGATTCTCAACGCTATGATGAAATGGAAAGTAAAATCAATCGCTATAATCAAGAAATTGCTCGCTTAGAACGACAAGAAAAGATTGATCTAGAACTGGCTCAACCAACTTCTCATGCCTTGACAAGACAACCTACCACGGTCTTAAAAGATAGTGAGGTAGAAGATGAGAAGAAGGGAACTAAGTCTGATATCTATTCCAAAACCTTTTGGACGAATGTCCGTAAGCGTAACTTCTTTGATGTTAAGGATGTTCTTCGTGTTGGAGAAGATACAGAAGGTGGCCATTTAGTACCTGATGAGTATGAGAAAAAACTAGTTCAAGGTCTTCAAGAAGAGAATTTCTTCCGAAGTCTAGCAACTGTCATTAAAACATCAAGTGGAGAGCGGAAGATTCCAGTTGTTACAGGGCACGGAACTGCGTCGTGGATGGATGAAAATGGACTTTATCCTGAAACTGATGAGACATTTGGTCAAGTAACACTTGATTCGCATAAGATTGGAACAGCTATTCGAATCTCAGAAGAATTGTTAAATGACTCAGTATTTGATTTAGAATCCTATATGACTAGTGAGTTTGCACGACGTATTGGTACAGAAGAAGAGAAATCATTCCTTATTGGAGATGGCTCAAAGAAACCAACAGGAATCTTTACGCAAGCAAATGTTACTGGTCCTACAACGACGACTAAAGACATTACGTTTGATGACATGATTGAATTGTATCATTCTCTTCCTGCTCCGTATCGTAAAAATGCAGTATGGATTCTTCATGATACAACTGTCAAAGCAATCCGTAAACTGAAAGACAATAACGGAAATTATATTTGGCAACCGTCTACACAAGCTGGACAACCAGATTTAATTCTTAACCGTCCATACTATACATCTACCTTTGCACCCCTACCTGAACAGGGGAATAAAGCTATTGCATTTGGTGATTTCTCATATTACTGGATTGCAGACCGCCAAGGACGTACTTTTAAACGTCTAAATGAACTTTATGCTAATAATGGTCAAATTGGTTTTCTTGCATCTCAACGTGTTGATGGGAAATTAGTATTACCAGAAGCAGTAAAAATTTTAACTGTGAAAGCAAAATAATCATGATAAGTCTAGAAGAAGCAAAACTTTACCTTAAGGTAGAAAACACAGATGAAGATGACTTGATTATGCAATTGATTGATACGAGTAAAAAGCTCTGTGAAGAAACATTAAGACAGAATACTTACAGTGAGGTTCTAAGAATGGCAATCCTGTATGGGGTTGCCTATCTTTATGAACACCGTGAAACTGCTAATTATAAAGAGTTAAAACAAATGTTATATCACCTACTATTAGCTGATAGGAAGGATATCTTTTGATGAAAATTGCTCCATTACGTGATCGTCTTACATTTGAAGTGCGTAAAATTGTGGTTGATGAAATTGGAAATGAATCTTCAGTTTGGAACACCATTTTCCAAAGATGGTGTTCTAGTCGGCCATTGACCTTAACAGAAAATGAGGGGAGTGTGTCTAAACTCCTTTATAATAAAATCCAATTTACACTAAGGTACGACAAAGCGGTACTAAATCTAAGTTCATTAAAAGCTCGGATAAGATACAGAGACGCCTACTTTACGATAGATTCAATTGATGGTGATAGCGTTCCTAGGCAATTGATTTATATTGTAGCAACTAAGGAGAATGACTATGAACAGGATAGGAATGGATGAGTTGGAAAAAGTAATTGATCAAGAGTTGGGTGATTACATTAAAGAGACGACATCTGCAATGCGAGAGGTAGTAGAAGAAGTAACAGACAGTGCTGTAGATACTTTAAAGATCTCTTCACCACGAAAAACTGGTAAGTATGCACGAGGTTGGAAAAGTAAGTCAACAAGTGACAGTCCTACAGGCTTAACAAAAACCATTCATAACCGAACACCAGGCTTAACTCATCTCCTAGAAAATGGTCACGCTAAACAAAATGGTGGTCGAGTAGAAGGGCAAAAACATATTGAAATCGTTGAAAAAAGTGCCGTTAAGTCACTTGAAGATAGGCTGAGACAAAGATTGTGAGGATTTCATGACATTAAAAGATTTCTATAACATTTTAATAAAATCAAAGTTGCCAGTAGCTTATCATCATTTTGAAGAAGGAAGAAGTCCAGCTCCACCATTTATTGTATATCTTGTTAAGGACTCTGAAAATACTGGAGCTGATAATTGGAGCTATCATAAGACTCTTAATCTTCAAGTGGAACTATATACCTTAAAGAAGGACTTAGGAATCGAAACTAAGATGGATGACTTATTTGATAGTCATTCAATTTTTTTTGACAAAGTAGAGACTTATATCTCAACTGAAAAACTCTATCAAATTACATATTACATTTCATTAAACGGAGGATAGTTATGACTGAAAAAAATAAAGTTACATTCGGATTACAAGATGTTCATTGGGCAGAAGTTACAACTGAAGCTTCAAATGGTGCATTGACTTATGGAACGGTTGAACGATTACGAGGTGCAGCAGAACTAACCTTGGAACCGACTGGTGACAAAGGTTCATACAAGGCAGATAATATCAACTTTTATACTTCGGAATCAAATGATGGTTATGAGGGGACATTGAAGCTCGCCTTATTAACTCAAGAATTTTTAACTCGTGTCTTAGGAGAAAAATTAGATCCAACAACTAAAACGATTTCTGAAATCGCAAATGCTGAAAAGAAGAATTTCGCTCTGATGTTTCGTTTTGAAGGAGATAAGAAAGAAACACTTCATGTTTTGTATTACTGTTACGCATCACGTCCGTCAATGGGATCAAAAACAAAATCTGGTTCAGATATTAATGAGGTTGAGCTAAACTTTACTGCAAGTCCTCGGCCACTTGATAAGGTGGTTCGTCGCAAAACGACAGAAGAAACAAGTGATGAGATTCGTCAGAATTGGTTCAAGGAAGTCTTTGAACCTCGTGAATAAAGGAGTTACAGATGAGAGATAGTATTACAATTTCAGGAAAGACCTATGAATTAGCTACTAATGCCTATACACCGATTGCTTATAAAGAACAGTTTGGTAAAGATTATTTTCAAGACTTGTTTTCAATGGTGAGTACGCAGTCAATTCTCGATAAGATTGAACACCTAAATGAGGAAGAAAAACTCGAAACTGGTGACATTGATCTATCTATACTGACCAATTTTGATATGACTTTTTTTCACAGAATTTTTTGGGTATTTGCGAAATCTGCTAATCCAAGAATTAAACCATTCAAAGAATTCTTTATGGAGATGGAGGAGTTTCCAGTTCAAGAAGTAGCAACTATCTTAATGAACATGCTTAACCAAGGGATGAATACAAGAAAAAAGCAGATCAAACAGAAACAGCAAGTGAAGAAATCTTTACGGTAGAAAGCTATTTATTTTGTTGTAAGGAAACTGGTTTATCCATAGACGACTTAAAACATATTTCAATTGGGATGGCTCTTGATTATCAAACTGACTATGTAAACTTGCGAACAAATGAAACAAGCAATACAAGAAAAGCGAATCAAAGTGATTTTGATAATTTTTAATAGAAAGGAGATGTGAACATGGCTGGAAATATAAAAGGTATCACAATAGAAATTGGTGGTGATACACAACCCTTGCAAAATGCCTTAAAAGGGGTAAATAAACAAGCCGCTGAATCAACTAAAGAATTGAAACAAATTGATAAGGCTCTTAAGTTTGATACAGGAAATGTCACACTCCTTACTCAAAAACAAGAAGTGCTTGCTAAACAAGTTGAAACTACTAAAGAAAAATTAGCTACCTTAAGGCAGGCACAAGCCCAAGTTGAAGCTCAATTTAAGTCAGGTAATATCGGGGCGGAACAATATCGAGCCTTTCAAAGGGAAGTAGAAACTACTCAGACAGTACTGAAAAGTTATGAAAGCAAACTAGAGGGTGTCAATCAAGCCTTATCGGAAAATGGAAATCGAATAGGTACTACTAAAAGTCAATGGGATAGCTTGAAACAAGAACAAGCTCGTCTAGCTTCTGAGAGTGAAAAATTAACGAGTCAATTTAAATTACAAGAAAGTGAACTTTCTTCAAGTGCTAGTGAATCTGAAAAGCTAGCTTTAGCTCAGAAAAAAGTAAATGAAAGTTCCTCTTTACTAGAAAAACAGATTCAGAATTTAGAGAAACAGCTAGAACTAACAAAATCTCAGTATGGCGAAAACTCGATTGAAGCCAATAAACTGGAACAGACTCTAAATGATACCAAAACGGCCTATAATCATCTTCAAAATGAGATGGAAGAGATGGGCACTAGTTCAACAAGTGCGAAGGATAATCTATCAGAAATCAATCATCTCTTAAAGGCAGATATCCTAATGGAATTCAGTGATCGTTTAGCAGAATTATCACAAAAATTGATTGATTTTGGGAAACAGTCGCTTGAAGCTTTTAACGAAGTTGATGAAGGGATGGATATCATTGTCACCAAAACTGGTGCTTCTGGCCAAGCTTTAGAAGAGATGACAACTATCGCAAAGAACCTTGCTACAGAAATTCCTACAGACTTTAATACTGCTGGAAGTGCAGTTGGTGAGTTGAACACACAATTTGGTTTAACCGGTGATAGTTTAAAATCAGCTTCAAGTTATCTCATCCAATTTGCATCTATAAATGGGAGTGATGTCACCTCATCAGCTATTTCAGCTAAGAAAGCTATAGAAGCATATGGCTTACAGGCAACGGATTTGTCTAGTGTTCTTGATTCTGTCACCTTTACCAGTCAAGCTACTGGGGTGGGAGTTCAAGATTTGATGGATAAGGTTGTTTCTGGAGCACCACAAATTAAGGCATTAGGACTTTCATTTGATGAGGGTGTTGCTTTAATGGGAAAATTTGAAAAGGCTGGTGTGGATTCATCAGCCTCTTTATCATCCCTATCAAAAGCATCTGTGAAGTATGCGGCATCAGGAAAGACTTTGCAGCAAGGTTTATCTGAAACCATCGAAAAAATTAAAAATTCAACTAGCGAAACTGAAAAGTTAACCCTCGCTTCAGATATATTTGGAACTAAGGGTGCTCCACGAATGGTGGATGCTATTAATCGTGGTGCTTTATCTTTTGATGACTTAGCTGAAACAGCAAAGAAAGCATCAGGAACAGTCGGCTCAACTTATGAAGCGACACTAGATCCAATTGATAAATTTACAACTGCTCAAAATGAAGCGAAGTTAGCATTGGCTGAAGTTGGGGATGCTATTGCTGTCACTTTTGCACCGATACTAGAGATTTTAGCTGATTTGTTACGTTCAGTTGCAGAGTGGTTCTCTAGTTTATCAACGCCAGTAAAACAATTTATCATTATTGTAGGTAGCCTGATTACTGGATTAGGATTATTACTCCCTATATTTTTAGCACTTCAGGCAGCTGCCTTAGCAATGGGTGTCACAATTGGTGGCTTAATAGCAAGTGTAGCACCTGTTATTGCTATAGTATTAGGAATTGTAGCTGCTCTAGCTTTGTTAATTGTTGGTATAAAAGAACTTTGGGAACATAACGAGGGATTTAGAACAGCAGTAATGGATATTTGGAATGCTATATATTCTTTTATATCTACTATCATTCAAGAAATATCAGACTTTATTTTAAGCATTTGGGGGACTCTAACTTCATGGTGGACTGAGAATCAAGATTTAATTCTTGCAGCTGCAACCACAGTTTGGAATGCAATCTCAACAGTCATAACTAGCGTTATGTCAATTCTAGAACCCTATATTCAGGCAGCGTGGGAAAATATAAAACTGATTATCAGCACAGCTTGGGAAATCATCAAACAAGTAGTTGAAACGGCAATCAATCTTGTCTTAGGCATTATTAAAGCAATCATGCAGGTTATAACAGGAGATTGGTCTGGTGCATGGGAAACAATAAAGGCAGTTATTTCAACAGTATGGGAATCCATCAAGTCAATTGTAAGCTTAGTTCTAAGTACTATTAGTCAACTTATATCAAACACCTGGAATGGGATTAAGAACACAATTAGTAATCTCTTATCAGCAATTAGTAACGTTGTCAGTACAATTTGGAATAGTATCAGTTCAACTATTTCAGGTATTCTAAATGGAATCTCAAGTACAGTGTCCAATGTTTGGAATGGAGTAAAAAATACGATTTCAAATGCAATTAACACTGCCAAAAATGCAGTTTCAACTGCTATAACTGCTATCAAAAATCTCTTTAATTTCAGGTTTCAGTGGCCACACATTCCTTTACCGCATTTTAGTGTGTCAGGATCTGCAAACCCTCTGGATTGGTTAAAGGGACAAATTCCTAGAATAGGAATTGAGTGGTATGCAAAAGGGGGAATTTTAACAAAACCAACTGCCTTTGGAACAATAGGAAATTCCCTAATGGTAGGAGGAGAAGCAGGAAACGAAGCGGTACTCCCTTTAAATGAATCTACTCTTGGGGCAATCGGAAGAGGTATTGCAAGAACGATGGATTTAAGAATGCCAGACATCAACATTTCGATTACTGGAAATATCATCCGAGAACAGGCAGATATTGAAAAAATAGCAAATGAAGTAGCAAGTCGAATCGCAGAAGAATTAGCACGTCAAAAACAATTGAGAGGAGCCACTATATGATTAAAAGAAACGAGTTAGTCATAGATGGAATTGGAACTTCTAGTTTTCCTTTTAAGGTGATTGTCCACGAATCGCCTTCTGTTATCTTAGCGGAGAGTAAGACGAGTTTATTAGAACATAAAGGAATGAGTGGCGCTCTTTCGCAAACAAATCGCCATCGAGATTTGATTGAAAAATCATATACGATATACATTGTTAAACCTTCAGAAGAACAACTCCATCAATTTATGGGTCTATTTATCAAGGAACAGTTTTGGCTTGAGAGTGAACGGATGAAAACCACACGTCTCTGGTGTTACCGAGTAAAATGTACTGAGGTGAAACAAGAAAGAGATGGTGTGTATACGACAAAAGCTACTTTTATTTGTCATCCTACAAAGTTTTTTAAATCAATGGATAGACAAACTTTGACAGCAAACGGTGTGCTTAGAGTTCAAGGGACATCTCTAGCGTTCCCCAAAATAACGATAATGGGGAATTCGGCAACTGAGACTCAGTTTACGATTGGAGATCAGGTTATTAAAATTGAAAAACTTACAGAACCTCTTGTGATGGTAAACGAACCAAATAGTCCAAGTTTTCTAACGGTTAGCAAAAAGTACATCAAATGGTCTGGTGATTTTATCACTATTGATCCAAGCGCTAAAAAAGAAGTAGGCGTTGTTCTTGGTAGAGGTATTACTTCTTTAAGCTTTGAAACAAATTGGGGGTGGGCCTAAATGTTATTTTTGTTGAACAAAGATGTTAGAACTGTAAAGTGGAATGGATTACCTCTTCATGAAACTAGCTCTGCTATTGTAAAAGAAACCCTGAACGGTGATTTCACCTTATCTATTCGCTATCCAATTACCGATTCTGGTATCTATAAACAAATAAAAGAAGATATGCTTATCAAGGCTCCTGTGCCTGTCTTAGGATTCCAGTTATTTCGTATTAAAAAACCAATTGAAAACGATGATAGTTTGGATATAACCGCCCACCATATTTCAGATGATATTATGCAACGGTCTATCGAACCAATTAGTGTTCTTAATCTTACTTGTGGTATGGCCTTATCCCAAATGGTTCAAAATACTAAGACCAATCTTGGTGATTTTTCATTTACGAGTGATGTTACAGATCGCCGTACTTTCAATACAAATGAAGTAAAAACACTCTATGCTGTCTTAATGGATGGTGCCCATTCTATCATAGGAACTTGGGAAGGGGAGTTGATTCGTGACAATTTGGCTCTGACAATCAAGAAGAATAGAGGTGAAAATAGGGGTGTTGTCATAACAACACATAAGAATCTAAAGTCTTACAAGAGAACCAAATCAACTCAATCAATCATTACTCGTATTCATGCAAAATCAACATTTAAACCAGATGGCAAAGATAAAGACCAGACAATTAAAATTACTGTCGATAGTCCTCTAATCACTTTCTATCCATATATCAATGAAAAAGAGTACGAAAATAATACTCTTAAAAGCATTGAGGAGTTAAGGAAGTGGGCTGAGGCTAAGTTTAAGAATGAAGGAATTGATAAGTTATCGGATGCTATTACGATTGAAGCCTATGAGCTTGATGGACAGGTTGTACATTTAGGTGATACTGTAAATATCAAGAGTTTGAAACATGGGATTGATATTCCAAAAAAGGCAGTCGCTTATGAATTTGACGCACTGACACAAGAATATATCTCGATTACTTTTGATGATAAACCAATGGTAGGTGGTTCAACTTCAAATAGTGGAATTTCAACTGTCGCAAATGCAATTTTAGACTCTGGTTTCACATTACAAGAAGTCGCAATTGAAAAAGCTTTGAGAAATGCGAATGCAGCCTTTGATGCCGAATTCACTAAACAAAAAGAATCAATTTTTGATGATATTGAAAAAGTCAAAGCTAGTGCAGAAGTCTACGCAGATGGTATTCGTCAAGAGATTGAAGGGAAGATCGCTGATGTTGATTCTAAAGTTCTATCTAATGAATCACTTAATGAAAATAGATACAACGATGTGTTGGCTAAAGCAAATAGTAGTAGAGATTTAGCAAATCATGCCTTAGATGTTAGTAAAGAAGTTAAAGAAACTACTAATACCGTACTAACAGATACCTTAAATTATAAAAAAGAAGCTATTGCTGAAGCAAATCGTTTAGTTGAACTCAGCAAGAATAGCTTATTGAATCAAATTACTTCAGTAGAATCTTCAATTGATAAGCTTACTGGTGTTATTACTAACAAGGTTTCAAAGTCTGATTTTGATGCTGTTAAAAATACTGTGGAGCAACAACGAACGGAAATATTACAGACCAAGGATAAAATAAATCTAAAAGCTGAAAAAACCTATGTAGAAAATATTAAACAAACAGCTAACGAAGCACTCCAAAGAATATCAGAGAACGCATTAGCAATATCTAAAACTAAAGCTGATTTACAAGTTGCTGCAAGTGCTATAAAGACTAAAGTATCACAAACAGATTTTAATCAAACGACAAATCGACTTGCTAGTACTGAAACAACAATTAAAATCCAAGCAGGTGAAATAGCCAAACGATTGACCAGTAGTCAGGTAGAATCCGTAATAAATTTAAAAGGATTTCAAACTAAATCAGATGTTGATAAAAATATTTTAGATAGAGGATATGTAACGAACTCTAGCGTGCAAAACTTAGTTAGAGAAACATCCAATAGTTTCAGTCGGACTATTAGTGAAACTAAAGCTTTAATACCAACTAGTGTTTCTCATCGAAACTTAGCATCTGGTTCCAGTGATAGTTGGACTTCATACAAAGAAATAAACTCGAAACTCAATTGGATTCAAACATTAGGAAAAATTCCTTATGGTGATTCGACTGGCATTTATTCAGGGACAAAAATCAATCTATTTGTTTATATTTCTGTCGATAATGTTGTATTAGATTCAACTGTTACTCCTAGAATTATCTTACAAGGTCCAGGCTATAAAAAATCAGATAATAGTGCTGTATGGAGTGTTCATTCTAATCCCTTTCATACCTCTTGGTCTACTACATTAAAAACTGGTACAAACTACCATCTTATTAAGATTTCTCGAATCGTAACAGATGAGATGTTCAATAATTTTAAAAACTTTGAATTACAATTTCGTATTGATGGAGCGAGTTCAGGTAAGTTTCATTGGAGAGCTTTAATGATTACTACTGGAGATATCTTCCCAAATTATTGGACTAAACCTATCGAAGATTTAACAACTGTAACGGCTTTTAACGAAGTAAAAGATACTCTAAGTAGTCATACAAGAACTATTAGTGAACAAGGCAAAACAATTAGTCAGGTTGTACAAACATCCGAAGGACTGATTACAAGAGTCAGTGATTTAATTGATAACCAAAACTTAGTATACGATCCAACCAATTTTAGTAAATATAGAGAACGTGAACCGAATTCGAATTTAGTTATGACTGGAACTAATGAATACAAGCTGCTAAGAATTGCACAAAGTGGTAGGACAACAAATGGTTGGCGTGGTTTCCAAATGCCTCTTCATAGTCAAAAATTTGTTGCTGGTGAGAAACTTTCTTATAGGGTCAATTTATGGATAGATGTACTACCTGATGGAAAAGTTGGTTTTGAAATTAAATCAGGTAACTCAATAGGAGGTTTCACCATTAGTCCGACTAGAACGGGCGCAGCTAAAATTTTTACAGGAACTTTTACGATAAATAAAACCGTGACAAAAACAGATGATTTTGGGCTTCATATTTGGCTAGAAAAGAACGGCACTGTGGCAGTTGGCCAAATTTCAATTGTTCGAGGTAGTCAGCCACCTAATAACTTTGTAGATAGTACATCCTTTCAACAAATTGCAACAGAAAGTCTTGTTCAGCAACATCAAGGTTCCTATTCGATTCAAAATTTAACTAATGCAGGCTCTTTAATTTCAGGTATTAATCTAGGCGCGAATGGAATCAATAGAATCATTGGTAAGGCAACTCATATCACTGGGGATACTTTAATTGATAGAGCAGTCATTAAATCAGGAATGATTGATAAATTAAAGACATCAAACTTTGAATCTGGGTCAGTAACTACTATGGTATTAGCATCAAATTCAGTAACTGCAGATAAAATTGTCGTGGATCAAGCGTTTTTTAATAAGTTAGTTGCAAATGAAGCTTATTTACGACAGTTGTTTGCTAAGAATGCTTTTATCAATAGTGTACAAAGTGTTAGGATTGATGCTAGTCAAATAAAGTCAGGCTTACTAAGTGGTGACAGAATTCAGGGTGGCACAATAACTGGAACCACAATTTCTGGTGGATTATTAACTGGAGAAACAAAAATTAAGTTAGGTGCTTATGGTTCATTTGATGCTATCAACGGTGGATTACAGATTAATGTTCCTCGTCAGTTTAATTCTAAAGATGGTTTAGGCGTACAATTTATAGGTTCTTATGGCCGAGGGGACAATGTTCCTTACGGCTTATTTATTTACAAAGATTCAGATTTTACTACTGGAAACACTGCAAGTGATAGTGATGATTTTCTTTTGACGGTCGAAGGATACATTAAGGCAAAAGGAATTGGCTGGTTAAAGTACGGCAAAAGTAGCATTAATGGCTCAACTACAGGAACTATTAGTTATTGGAATTCTAATAATGTATCTCTAGACTTTGGTGGATCAGGAAATGATATTTACTACTCATATAACGGAAATGCTTATAGCTTATGGCAAATTGTTAACCAACATTTTTCTGATAAAAACTTAAAAGAGAATATAGGCTTATCTAACTATAAAGCACTCGATTTTATCAAAAGATTTCAATTTAAAGAATATGACTGGAAGAAAATAGGGAATCGTATTCAAAAGGCTCATACCAAAATTGGACTCATCGCTCAAGATATTCAACAAATTGACTCGTCACTTGTGTATGAAAATGGTGGTTTTCTGAATCTTGATAATACTAGATTAACGAATATTGCTTTAAAAGGAATTCAAGAGTTAATACTTGATATTCGAAAATTAAATAAACGATTGGAGATGTTAGAAGTTGAACACAGATTTAATCCATCAATTAGCAATGGAGTCGTTGACTAAGAAACTAGCACAAACCGAAGGTCAAGCAGCACAAAATGAGGCTCTTTATTTGGTTGTTGCAAGCGAATTGCAGTTAATGAAAGATGTATTAGAATACGACTCAGACCTAAAAGACTTATTTGAGGAAGTAAAAACTAAAAGAGAGAAAGGAGAAAGTTAATGGCGTTAGAAATTACTAAAACAACACGTTTGGTTGGAAATTTGAAGATTGGTGATGAAGTAGTTAAGCAGTATACTGTTGATGTTGATGAACATGGTGTTTCTACAGTATCTGAGTTTCTCTATCATTCAGAGCTCTATGCGGAGCATCGTCTCGAAATGAGAAACCAAGAAAAATTGTTCCGAGATAAACGATATGAATTAGAAGATGCTGTTTTAGCTGAAATTGAGTCAAATAAAAAAGAACAATAGGGAGTATTAAAAATGGATATTGAATTGTTTAATTTTTTAAGAAAGCTCATCGAAACAGAAGATGGGCTTATTTTGTATGCGTTAGCGTTAATTGTCATCATGGAAATTGTAGACTTTGCATCAGGCACATTTGCTGCAATTGTAAATCCTGATGTTGAGTATAAGAGTAGAATTGGAATCAATGGATTAATTCGAAAAGTCTTAGGGATTTTTATGTTACTGTTATTGATTCCGATGTCTGTTTTGTTGCCTGAAAAAACTGGATTTATGTTTCTGTATTCGATTTATATCGGATACCTAGTTTTTACTTTCCAATCACTAATTGAGAACTATCAAAAAGTAAAAGGGAATATTCTACTTTTTAAACCAATTTTAAAAGCTTTTGAACATCTAACTGAAGGAAAGTCTAACGATGATAAGGAGGATAATCATGGAAGTTGATAAAAGTAGATTACGAACAAATCTTCCTCAAATCGGTGAGCAACCCTATCGACAAGTTCATGCTCACTCTACAGGTAATCCTAACTCAACAGCACAAAATGAAGCGGATTACCATTTGCGTCGTCCAGTTGAGTCAGGATTTTTCTCCCATGTGGTAGGGAATGGTCGTATCATGCAAACTTGGTTAGTAGACCGAGGTGCTTATGATGTTGGTGGCGGATGGAATGTTGAAGGTTACGCTCAAGTTGAACTAATAGAAAGTCATGAATCTAAAGAAGAATTCATGAGAGATTATCGACTTTATGTCAAGCTATTACGTGAGTTAGCTGACGAGGCTGGAATCCCTAAAACTCTAGATTCTAGTAGTCTTGCTGGGATTAAAACTCATCAATTTTGTACTTACAACCAACCAAATAATGGAAGTGATCATGTAGATCCCTATCCATACCTTGCAAAATGGGGCATTAGTAGAGAACAGTTTAAGAAAGATATTGAATCTGGTCTAACTGAAGGAAACTGGAAACGAAACGAAGTTGGTTGGTGGTGGGAAGAAGCAGATGGCTCTTATCCAAAATCTCAATGGAAAAATATCAAAGGAGAATGGTTCTACTTTGATAATAGAGGCTACTGTTTCATCAATAAATGGTTCAATGATGGCAAGGATTGGTTTTATTTAGATAAGCGTGGTGCCATGGTTACTGGTTGGATGCATATCGATCATCGTTGGTACTATTTTAAGTCGGATGGTAGAATGGCTAAAGGTTGGGTAAAATATCGTGAAACTTGGTATTACTTGGATGAAAAAGATGGGATATGAAATCTAAGCAATTTATTAAATCAGGAAACGGATGGTACTATCTCAAGTCTGATGGTTCGTTATCAGTAAAACCAGAATTTACGATTGAACCTGATGGTTTGATTACTACTAACTAAGAGTTTGTAGATACTACTCTTAAAATAAATCTTTAAACAAAATAAACCACCGAAGTTGGTGGTTCATGTGGTATAATATCTATTGTAGAAAAGTGAAGACGGTGGCTCCTTATACCGAAAGAGAGGTGATGCCTATGGGCAGTTCATCAAAATCTGACGGAAAGGAGGGGCACTCTTTTGACCGCATTTGAAGTTGTACAGACAATACTTGGTTTTGGTAGTTTTGCCATTACTTTGATTGGCTTGTGCTATAAAATCTTCAAAGACAAGGACAAAAAATAATCCGTCCCCACTTTTGAGCGAGTAGGACGGATTAAATCTGTTATACGAGCTACCGTCTTTTTAACGGTTCTACGTTGGAGTTGAGTTGGTAGCTCAGCTCCTTTTTCTATGTTTATTATAACATATTGCGATTAAATTTCAAATAAAAAATCTAAGCCTGGTGAAGTACATCAGGCTTTTTCTTTTTGATTTTTTCTTAAAACCGGAAAAATCTATCTTGAAAGTACCTATTTAGGTAAGAGGACAATAAAGACATTTTGTTAAAGTACAGGGTTGCTGATTACTTGACTAATATAGTGTTTAGAGGGATATATAGTGTGTAAAAACTTCTTGTAGGAGGAAAAATGAATATAAGAAAAATTGAAGCAAAGAATAACAAAAGAAAAAAGAGAATTTGTGCATATGTTCGAGTTTCTACAACCAACGGAAGTCAACTTGATTCGCTAGAGAATCAAAAAGTCTATTTTGAAAAGTTGTATGCTGAACGTGATGATGTTGAGTTTTTGGGTGTTTTTTGTGACAAAGGGATTTCGGGTTCAAAGTATGATAGACCTGATTTTCAAACTATGTTAGGTGCTTGTAGAAAAGGACAAATTGATGTTATCCATACTAAGTCAATATCAAGGTTTGCAAGAGATCTCATCAATGTTCTTGAAATAAGTCGAGAATTAAAAACTCTTGGTATTGATATCTTTTTTGAAGAGCAGAATATCCACACTTTATCAAATGAAGGTGAGGTTGTCTTGACTGTGTTAGCAAGTTTGGCTGAGGAAGAGTTACAAAGCATGAGCGGAAACCAACGATGGAGTTTTCGTAGAAAGTTCCAGAAAGGAGAATTACTCATTAATGCTAAACGGTTTTTAGGGTATGATTTAAACGAAAAAGGTGAACTTGTTATAAACAAAGCAGAAGCGCAAATAGTAAGAACCATCTTTTATAGTTATTTGGAAGGAATGGGTACACATAGGATTGCTAAAAAACTTAATGAGGGCAAGGTTTCAACTGTAACAGGAAAGAAATGGTATGACAGTACAATTCGTAATATCTTAAAAAACGAAAAATACAAAGGCTCTTTACTACTTCAAAAATACTTTCATGACGGTGTAAACGGTCCAAAGAAATTAAATCAAGGGCAGGTTGAACAATACTATATTGAAGATAATCATGAAGGAATTGTATCTAAGGAAATATGGGAAAAGGTTCAGGTAAAAATGAAAAGCCGTTCTCGGATCCAAGGTACAAATAAAACCTATAAATTTTCTAGAATGTTAAAATGCCAATATTGTGGTTCAACATTAAAAAGACAGGTATCTTATAAGAAAAAGATTGTTTGGTGTTGTTCCAAATATATCAAAGAAGGAAAAAATTCATGTAAAGGTATGAGAGTCCCTGAAAGGGATATTGAAGATTGGAAACTAAGTTCACCAGTAATTGTGTTAGAAAGGATTGAAGATGGAGAAAAACATTACAGTTATACCGGCCAAAAAGGTACATCAAACAGTCATATCTCAAATTCAGAAAAAAATCAGAGTAGCCGCTTATTGTCGAGTGTTTACAGACCAAGACGAGCAGCTATCAAGTTATGA